AATCCTAACCTCAAAAAAGCAAATGTCCAACAGAATTGGACAAAGGAAGAGCTAGAGGAATATACTAAATGTATGAAAGATCCAATATATTTTATACAAGAATATATTAAGATTGTTAATATTGATGAGGGTCTTGTTCCTTTTAAACTGTATGATTTTCAGAAGGAGATGATAGGAACATTTCACAACAATCGTTTCACCATTTGTAAACTTCCTAGACAGTCTGGAAAATCTACTACTATCATCGCCTACTTACTGCATTATGTTTTGTTTAATGAGACTGTAAATGTTGCCATTCTTGCGAATAAGGCTGCGACTGCTAGAGATTTGTTGGGAAGGTTGCAGTTAGCATATGAACATTTACCCAAATGGTTACAACAAGGCGTTATGTCTTGGAACAAGGGTAGTCTGGAGTTAGAAAATGGTTCTAAAATACTTGCGAGTTCAACTAGTGCTAGTGCGGTTCGTGGTGGTTCATATAACATTATTTTCCTTGACGAGTTTGCTTATGTACCAGCTAATGTAGCAGAACAATTCTTTAGTTCAGTGTATCCTACTATTTCCTCTGGTAAAACAAGTAAAGTAATGATCGTTTCTACTCCACACGGTATGAATATGTTTTACAAGATGTGGACTGATGCTGAACATGAGAGAAACTCATATATTCCCATAGAAGTTCATTGGAGTGAAGTGCCTGGAAGAGATGACGCCTGGAAAGCCGAAACAATTAAGAATACAAGTGAACAACAGTTTAATACTGAGTTTGGTTGTGAATTCTTAGGTTCTATTGATACTCTTATATCTGCAAGGAAACTTAGAACACTGTCCTTTATAGATCCGATAATGTCAAATGCTGGATTAGAGGTATATAAGAACCCAGAAGAAGACCACACTTATTTTATTACTTGTGATGTTTCTAGAGGAACATCTAACGATTACTCTGCATTTATTATATTTGATATCTCACAAATGCCATACACAGTAGTCGCAAAGTACAGAGACAATGAGATTAAACCCCTTGTGTATCCACAGAAGATATACGATCTCGCACGGGCATATAATCAAGCATATGTATTGATAGAGATAAATGATATAGGAGAAGGTGTTGCAAACACTATGCAGTTTGACTTGGAATATGACAACCTATGCATGACAAGTATGCGTGGAAGGTCAGGACAGGTACTTGGTGGAGGTTTCAGTGGGGGTAAAGCTCAATTAGGTGTACGAACTACAAAGGCAACAAAGAAGATTGGTTGTTCCAATCTAAAACAAATGGTAGAGGATGATAAATTAATTATAGAGGATTACGACTTTGTTAATGAATTATCTACCTTTATAGTGAAAGGACAATCGTGGGAAGCTGACGATGGTTGTACTGATGATTTAGTTTCATGTGGTTTTCTATTTGCATGGGCTACAGACCAAACGTACTTTAAGGAATTAACTAATTTAGATGTCCGAATGAAAATGATTGCAGAAAACCAATATGCAATGGAACAGGACATGGCACCATTTGGTTTCGTTGTTACTGGTTTAGAAGATGAAAATATAGGATTAATGGTAGACGAATATGGAACTAAGTGGTCACCAGTAGTTAGAAGCTACAAAAACGATTGGTAGGAGAATTAAAATGGCAATAAATGGAACAATAAAACTCACTAGACCAAACACCGATACAGCTTGGCATTCTCTGACAGATGATGTTACAGCATATCTTAAAACTAATTTTATAGACACTGGTAAAAGAGTCTATAAAATAGGTGGTCTTGGAGAATCCATATCAGATGATGGTTTGGTTAAAACTGTTACCTACTCATTTCTTAACCAAGATGCAAAGAATGATTGGGTTGAGGATGAAACTGTACAGTCTATGTTAAATGCAAGAGACACGCACAACGTATCAAATAACATTGACTTAGAGAGATCTGAAACAGAATCGTAATGGATAAGTATCGGTTGGTTTTCTATGGACGGCCATTTATTAAATATATGAGAGAAAAAAGTTATTCTCATTTTGGAGTATCTAAAGACAACATCAAAGAAAGTTGGACAGGCCCTAATGCCTATTATAACTTCAATAAATCCCATAACCTTTTTTTCAAAGGACATCCCGAAATAAAACATTTATGGCAGGATTGGAGAAAAGAGCGAGTTACCTTACATGAAATGGGATTTGATGGTGGTGTACTTCTAAACAGAGATACTGAACAACAATATACATTTAATAGTTCTGTTAAATCTCTGAACATGCCGTGGTTAGAATACAAACATTACCCCGAAGTAGAAAATTTAGATATAACAGATGTTTTGATAGCATCTGCTGAAATTCTTGCATCAACAGGAAAGACTATAGATTTCTTTTGGTCTGGTGGTATAGATTCTACGGCAGCTCTTATTGCGTTAAATGAGGTATGTCCCGAACAACTTCATGTTATTATTGGACATAGTACGGAATATCAGGACTATTACGATAAAGTAGTAAAACATTTAGACCATACAATCAACACAACACACGATGTATTTAAAGAAGCATCACCAGATAAACATATACTATGTCCCTGTGGTACAGCAGATGAAGTGTTTGGTTCTAACGGTAATGGAAAATCTGCAAACATATATGTAACTTCGCCCCAACAAATCTATGAAACTTGGGAAGCGAAAAGAAAACAGAAGTGGTGTGTAGGAAGTCTGAGATATATTTACGAATGGGAGGGAGATAAAATGGATATGAGTAATCATTTGCCGATTTATGTCCAACCCCCTATGGAGAAGTGGGCGGTCAATCAACATAGAAAAGGATGGCGTGAAGCATGTGGAACTATATTTGGGAATATGGATGAAAACAACCCAGATACTTACATTTGCGTTAATGATATGAAACACGAACATTATTTAACTTACAAAATGCCTTTACGTGACCATATATACAAATTCACTAAGGATAAAGAATATGCATATGGTCATGGTAAAGTGATAAGTCTTCTGAGAGGACAACACCTTGTAAATAGAGTTGTAGATAAATCTTCATACAGAATTTGGGGTATACTGGATGATGGTTCTATACTAACCAAAGACAATATAGAACAATACGATTGGAGAGGTTTCTTACATCATTATAAAGAGGAATGGAACTAGAAATAACGGCCACCCAATATATACAGATTCTAATGAGACTGCCATAGGATTTGCACCACTTAACTTTGCAGCTGCAAAAGAACATATTGCAACTGGTGGAGTTATTAAAGATAAACACCCATAATATAATACAAAAAGATGTGCGTATATTTCAGTAAATCCTGATTCTACTAATGCAGGGGCTGCGACAACACTAACAATAAGATAGGTTGATACCGTTGGCATACCCATTCCAAGGACTATACAGAGAGCTGCAGTGAGTAAAAGTAATAAAAAGGAGTTTCCCCCCGATAATTCTATAATATAAGTTGAAATATGGAAAGATAGTCCAGTTTGATCCATTATTCCTATGATTAAACCTATAGCTGCGCCTAAAATTATTAGTCCAGACATTATATTACCCGTGTCAAGCACCAATTGACCAAGGGGGGGATACCGAAGTCGTTTTTTTATAATCCTCGGGCTGTGTTTTTTTTCTTCCTTGGGTACTGTTAAAAGTAATATAGAATAGAATAAGAGTGAAGGTATTATCGCAACCCTAACAACCTCCCAATATGATATAGATAGAGTTTCTGCCATAAGAAATGCAGCTGCACCCATAATTGGAGGCATGAGTTGTCCTCCAGTAGATGCGACTGCTTCATATGCAGCTGCTTTAACTTTAGAATAACCGCATTTTATCATGAGAGGGATTGTAAGTTGTCCTGTACTCATAACATTAGATACTGCTGCACCAGATACACTACCAAACACGGCAGAGGACATAATTGCAACCCTAGCAGGGGATTTTATGTGTCTGGTAATATAATACATTAACTTATCAATCAGACCAATATGCACCATTAATTGTCCAAATATAACAAACATAAACACTATACCACATATTATATACATTGCGATACCTAACATAGCAGTATTATCAATTACGATGAATGATAAAATGTCAAGTGCCTTTATTGGATTATATACTAAAAATGGGTATAATAAGAATAGACCAAAAATAATTGCAAACCCCCTACCACTGGTTCTATACAAACTCCAGAAAATCAGTGATAGTAAAGGTATTGCGAGTAATCGTAAGGTCGTTACTTCTGAAAGAGCATATTCAGATAAGTAGGGATATGCAAAGAATAATATAATTCCTCCTAGAATTAGTAGTATATTATTAAATATACAGCTTAAACTAACAAGAAGTAATAAAAAGTATAACTGTTCATCCATAAAGGGATACCCAACATAGAAATCTATGTTAGATACCCCAATAAGAAGTAGTACAGTTAGTAGCTTATTCAGAAAGTCCAAGTTCATTATAAGCCTTCTTTGCACCTGAGTGCATAGGAATTGTAACATTCTTGTTCATGTTTTCCTTTTTAAAGGACTTAGTGAAACCAGAGGACTTTTGAAAGTCTTCTCCTCCCTCGTATAGTGCAAGAACAACATCCTTTACAACATCAACAGGCACATCTTTATTTGTGAAAAGCTGATATGAAAACTGCGTGACTCTAGTTTTACCCCTTATTAGAGATAAGTTATCAGAAGGATTTTGAGTAACAATACTTACTCCCTTCCAATTTCTGAACATATCCTGTTCTTTTTGACCGATATTTGAACTTAAACCTCTCAGACCGCCTGGAGTTAGGATATTAAATTTCTTCGCAGAACCAGAACCTATTGCAAAGGTGCAAACATCAATAGTACCAATTTGAAGACCAGCCCAACATTTTGGTAATGAAGTAACAGGCACAGGAGTTACATCGTCCCAAGTTAACCCACCGTTTGCTAGATTTGCTTCCATCATCCAATGAAAGGATGGTGCTCCTGCAAATCCCGAAGGTACTCTTTTACCCTCTAAATCTTCATAAGTCTTAATGTTAGAATTATTTCTAACTGCATATGTGGTTCTAAAGTTTTGTAGATTAGCTACAAAACGAAGATTTTTATGGGGATATTTAACTGGGCCTGTCCCTGTCCTTGCCCAATATAGATGATATGCACCCGCAATAGCAAAATCTAATTTACCAACATTTACTCGTTCTGTGTAGATATTAGTTCCTCTATGTGGTACAGGGTGTATTTTTACTCCATGTTGTGTGATTACTTTTGACAATGCGATACCCGTTTGGTAATTTGCAGTACCTTTTGTAGTACCAAGTTCTAAGGCATACAATGTATTGGGAATCATTAGTGCTAGGACGAAGATAAGCCCTTTTAATATATTCATGTTTTTTCTCTCTCTTTCTATATAAATTCAATTAGATCATTATCTAATTTAATCCAACAATTTGAACAAAGAATGATGGAATCGCTCATTAATTTAATGATTTCAGTACGACTTTCATCACTTATTCCAACTCTCTTTGTTATTTTTCGGATTTCTGAGTCATGTGGGTAAAATTTGAGACACACAGTCTCCATTTCTCCACAATGTTTACAGTGTTTATCGGCTAAGAACTCATTAAGTAATACTATCCTTTTGCGGTAGTTTCTTCTCGCACACTTCTTAATAGTGTCTTTATATTTTTCATAATGAGCATTTACCATACGTTTATTTATATGTTTTAACACTTATAAAAGAGGGTTTTAAGAACTTTATTTTTATAAATATCAATGAACAATACAAAAGACTCGCAATTTAAAGGAGTAATAACATGTCATTTCTATCTTCTCCTGGCGTTCATGTCCGTGAAATTGACCTCACAAACATAGTCCCGGCTGTTGCCACCACCGTTGGTGCAATAGCAGGACCATTTGAAAGAGGTCCAGTTTCGTCAGTTACGACAATCGGTAGTGAACAGGACTTAGTGCAGATATTTGGTAAACCTCAAGGTTCAAACTTTGAGTGGTGGTTTACTGCTGCAAACTTTTTAACATACTCCGATCAATTGAAAGTTGTTCGTACCGAGTGTGCAATATTAAATGCTGGTGCAAATAGTGGTATTCTCATTCGTGATGATGACCACTATAATGGTTCATTTTCTGGGGGACAAGGTTCTCATGGTGAATGGGCTGCACGTAGTGCTGGTACTTGGGGTAACTCTATTGGAGTTTCCTTATGTCCTAGTGCTACTTCATATGAACAGCACATGGGAACAAGTAACCTCGTTGATGATGCAGCTGCAACCCTTGGTGACACTACGGTCACTGTGGACGATGCTGATTCTGTTGGTTATGCGTTTAATGTTGGTGATTTAATTTCATTCTCAAGTGCCGATTCATCTTCTGATATCACTGCTTTTGCACATATCTCTGGTGATGAAGGTAATGAATATGAAGTTACTGCGATTGCTACCGATGCCTTAACCATTCGTCTTAAAGACGATCCAAATGGTCAAGGTTTGAAAGTTGCAATTCCCGATAATTCGTTTATACGCAGACGTTGGAGATTTTATGATCTCTTCGCCGGTGCGCCTGGGACTTCCCAGTGGGCAACTAATAATGGTCGTGGAAGTAACGATGAACTGCATGTTGCAGTTTATGACGCTACAGGTGATATCACTGGTTATCAGAATGATGTTGCTGGACAGAGAACTAGTTCAGTAATTGAAACATATGATAATACGTCAAAAAACCCAATTTCTAAAACTGCTCAGGGTGGTTCTAATTACTACCCAGATATAATTTTTAGACAATCTCAGTGGATTTACTGGACAGATCATATTTCTGCTGGTTCCAATTGGGGAACTGATGTTACTGCTGACTATACTGCTGTAACACTAGTAGACGCTGGTACTCTTACTGGTGGTACAGATGATTATTCTGTTACTGATGGTGAACTTCGTGCTGGTTATGATTTATTTAAAGATACTGAAACCTTAGATATTAACTTGGTATTATCTGGACCCTCTGGTGGTGTAGCTGATACTAAATCTGGTATGGACACACATGGAACAATGGTTACTGACCTTTGCGAAGACCGCAAAGATTGTGTAGGATTTATTTCACCATATCGTGCCGCAGTAGTTAATGTTTCTAGTTCCATCTCACAGACCGCAAATGTTATCAACGGTTTTGATACTTTGCCATCCTCTTCATATATCGTATATGACAGTGGATACAAATACATGTACGACAAATATGCAGATGTTTATCGTTATGTTCCTTTGAACGGTGATATCGCCGGTCTTTGTGCAAATGCAGATAAGGTTGCCGATCCTTGGTATTCCCCAGCTGGATTTAATCGTGGAAATATAAGAGGTGCAATTAAACTTGCATATAATCCTAAGAACAGTGAAAGAGACCAACTTTATCGTTCAAGGATTAATCCAGTAACTAACTTCCCAGGCCAAGGTGTGGTTCTCTTTGGAGATAAAACTGCTCTAGCCAAACCTAGTGCATTTGATCGCATTAACGTGCGTAGATTGTTCTTGGTACTAGAGAAAGCAATCTCAACTGCTTCTAAATATCAACTCTTTGAATTCAACGATGAATTCACCAGAGCTCAGTTTAGAAACATGGTAGAACCTTTCTTGAGGGACGTTCAAGGTCGCAGAGGTATCTATGACTTTAAGGTAGTCGCTGATGCAACAAACAACACAGGTGAAGTTATTGACCGCAACGAGTTTATTGGTGATATTTACATCAAACCAGCTCGTGCAATTAACTTTATCACACTAAATTTCATCGCCACACGAACTGGTGTTGCATTTAGTGAAGTAGGAGGATAACCATGGCTAATATAGATGACTTTAAAGCAAATCTAATTGGTGGTGGTGCTCGTGCTAATCAGTTTAGAGTAACAGTTACACCACCGCCTGGTATTGCAATAGGACTAGATGTCCGTAGAACTTCTTTTCTATGTACGACATCTAATCTTCCTGCACAATCTTTAGCAGAGATTCCTATTCCGTTTCGTGGACGGAATATCTATATTGCTGGAGACAGGACATTTGATGAAACTTGGACTACTACTTTCTACAACGATACGGACTTTATGATCCGTAACGCTATGGAACGGTGGTCTAACGGTATTAATGATCTTGCTAACAATACTGGTGTAATATCTCCTGCTGATTATCAATCAGATCTAACAGTAGAACAATTGGACAGGGATGACACTGTTTTGAAAAGTTATATTTTCAAGAGTGCCTGGCCAACGGCAATTACTGTTATTGAATTGAGTAACGCTACAGCGGATACGATAGAAACATTTGATGTAAGTTGGAGATATCAACACTTTGAAGCTTCTGGTGTGAACTTCTAGACCTACTAAATAGATATAGACAGTAGGAGTAATATATAATGGCAGAACTTTTTGGGTTCCGTTTATCTAAGGTAAAAGAACAGGAGAAGGAGCAGACGTTTACTGCTCCTGATCCTCAAGATGGCACTATTGATGTTGCCGGAGGTGGTTTCTGGGGTCAAGTCCTAGACACTGATGGGCGTGAGCGGTCTGATATTGACCTTATTAAACGGTACAGGGATATTGCAGGACAACCTGAGTGTGATGCTGCAATTGAAGATATAGTAAATGAATCTATCGTTGCAAATGAAAACGATCAAGCTGTATCCATAGTTTTAGATGGATTACCGTATCCTGAGAAAATTAAGAGAAAAATTAGACACGAATTTGGTGAGGTATTAAGACTTTTAGATTTTGATACTAGAGGCCATGATGTGTTCCGTAGATGGTATGTAGATGGTAGGGTCTACTATCACAAAGTTATAGACATTAATGATCCACGTAAGGGTATTACCGAATTACGTTGGATAGATTCTATGAAAATTAGAAAAGTTAGAGAGTTAGATAAGAAAGTTGATGCTAAAACTGGTGTTGATATGGTACGAAAGATTACTGAATACTATATCTACAATGAAAAGGGACTTTCAATACAATCTGGTTCACCTACCTCAGAGGGTATTAAAATTGCAAAGGATTCTATTACCTATGTTCCATCTGGTGTGATTGATGGGAATAATGGTGCAGTTCGTTCATATTTACATAAAGCTATAAAATCTGTCAATCAGTTACGTATGATTGAAGATGCGTTAGTTATCTATCGTATCTCCCGAGCTCCAGAAAGACGTATCTTCTACATTGACGTTGGTAATCTACCAAAAGCTAAAGCAGAACAGTATCTAAAAGATGTTATGAACCGATATCGTAATAAGTTGGTGTATGATGCAACAACTGGTGAAATACGAGATGACAGAAATCATATGTCAATGCTTGAAGATTTCTGGTTACCACGAAGAGAAGGTGGTAGAGGAACTGAGATAACTACTCTGCCTGGTGGACAGAATTTAGGTGAAATAGATGATATTATGTATTTTCAAAGGAAACTATACCGTTCCTTGAATGTACCTATATCCAGATTAGAATCTGAATCGGGATTTAACCTTGGACGATCTACTGAAATTACCAGAGATGAACTAAAATTCACTAAGTTTGTGCAGAGAATACGTAAGAAATTCGTACCTCTATTCACTGATATTCTTATGACCCAGTTATTGTTGAAGGGTATCATTGCAAACGAGGATTGGACTAGTATTAAAGAACATCTACAGTATGATTTCTTAATGGATGGTCACTTTACAGAGTTAAAAGAAGCAGAACTTCTAAAGGAAAGATTGGAAACTATGGACGTTATACAATCATATATGGGTACATTCTTCAGTAAACAATTTGTTTGGGAGAAAGTATTACGTATGAATGATGGTGATGTTTCTAAGATGCAAGACCAAATCAAGAAAGAAGCTGATATGGATGTTGAAGATGGTGGAATTGACATGCCAGACGGTGGTGATGGTGTTACTCGTTATCCACAGGATGGTGATGGAAAAGTTATCAAACCACCTGATATGCCGGATTATGAAGAACCCGAACCAGCTGCTCCAGCAAATGGTGGAGGAAATCCATTCGCAAAGAAAAAGAATAATGATGAAAAGGAAGATGACAATGAGTAGAGAATTTGTAGATAAAGTTTCTGATGGAGATAATATAGGTGCTAAAGATGCATTTACAACAGCTATAGTAACAAAAGTAGGTGCTACTTTAGAACTTAAAAGAGGAGATGTCGCAAAAACCTTTGTTCAACAAGCACAGGATATGAGGGATGCTCCTGATACAGAGAAAGAACAGGAATGATTGATTTTTTAGAATTATATGAAAATTCAGTTGTAGAGAAGGACGAACATCGTAAATCTAAGGAGTATAAGCGATTATCTCCTAAGATGCGGAACGCCGTTGATGATATCTTTAAAAAGATGGAATCTAAACCTACAGATTTCCTAAATAGTTTTGAAAAAACAATAAAAGAAGTATCTAAAAAACACAAGGTTCCTGAGAAGAAACTTCTGGGTTATTTTGAGAAAGAGATGTTATCAATATAGGAGTTAAACAATGGCCGTAGTATTACAAGAGATCGTGGATAGCGATTTTGAATACTTTTTAAAAATTACTACTAGTGGAACTAACAGTTCTGCTAGTGTTTTTGATGCTTCGGATGCAGCTGGTGCCGCAACCGATCCACGTACTACTATTACTGGTATTGCATGGTCAGTTTCATCAACAACAGATATAGAATGGGACGCAACAACAAATGTTGCTGCACTGTCCTTAAATGGAAGTGGTAAAGTAGGTTTCGGAGATGGTATGCCGTCTATTCCCAATAATGGAGGAAGTGGTGTCACAGGAGATGTACAACTGACAAATGGTTCTGCATCTGTAGGAACAGTCTGGTTACGTATGAAAAAAGTATCTGGATGGGATAATATAACTTAGGATGTTAGAATGAGTAATCCTGTTGTTTTAAGATGGTTAATTGCCCACCAACCGGCATACCTCTTTGTACGAACTGCAAAAGCATTTGCCAAGGAATTAGATAAGTTACTTCCTGGGCAGTTTGAGGTTGAGGTTTTAATGATGGGACAGTATATCCAGAAATATGGTGATATTCCCGAATTAGGATTAAAACCAGCAGAGACATCTCTTGAAACTTGGGAAATGCCCCAAGGTAGAAAGAAGTTGTTTATTCCTTCTGAATGGAAGGATGTCAGAAAGAAATGGTCGGCATTTTGGCAAGGACTTAGAGAACAAAAATTTCATATGAGTCAAACTCAAGTTACTGTTATTGGTAGACATCTTGACAGACGATTTTCTCTTTTAGATTTGCCCTTCTTATTTAAAGACCATGACCATGTAACAAAATCATTAGATGGTTCTATAGGACAGAAATTATTGGATACCTTACATCTGGGAGAATGGGCTTCTACAACCCATAAGAAAGATGGTCGGGATACCAGTGGAGTTAGGGGATTAGGATTTACCTATAGTGGTGGATACCGTATTATCGGGTCTGACCATCCAATAACATCTTTGGATGACCTTAAAGGATTAGATTTAGTTACAACTCCTAATACCGATAGATTATTTAGTGATGTTGGAGCTGTAGCAAAACCACGAATGAATCAAAAAATTCAGGAAATTAAAGAATCAGCTTCTAATGGAGGTGCAGTAGAAACAACGTATCTTAGATTCTCTGGTAAGAATATACTTAAATCTAATCATAGTATGTTTCTTACTACCATCTTGATAGGACAACCACTATTTGACAGTTTGACTTCTGAACAACAAGAAGCATTTACTATTGCAGCTAAGAAGGTTGCAAAGATAGAACGAAAATGGTCACTGGAAGATTGTAAGAAATATGAAGACGATGCGGTAGCTAATGGATGTACTATTGTAGATATCTCAGAAGAAGATACAAAGAGATTAAAACAGTCTGCTCCAATACAGTATGAAGCAACAATAGATGGTGATATGCGCCATGTAGTAGAAGATATTAGAAGTATAGGATAGACTAAATATAATGTATACGCACACTGAAATAGAAAAGGCAGTAATTAAAAGTCAACATACCCAACGTAATTGGGATTTGACTAAAGAAATACCGAAGGATGATGTAAAAACTCTACTACATTCGGTAACAAACTGTCCTAGTAAACAAAATATTGCGTTTTATAAGGTACATTTTATACAAGACCGTGATGTTATTGAAGAAATTCATACTCACACAGAAGGATTTAGTACTAAGAGAAAGAAAGGTGACCCTGTAGGATACGAAACAAATCCACAAACACTCGCAAACCTCTTGGTAATTTTTGAAAATTATGATTTTACTAATGATTTAACAGATGATTTGCACAGAAATGCCGCTACACTAAGTTATATTAAGACAGGTAAGTGGGATGAAAAGAAATTAAAAGAGTTAGAGAGAGATAGACAGGT